TTGCAAAAGAGGATGATATGCTATAGGATGCTGTGGTGGCAAATGATGCAGAAATTGCATTTAAAACATATGAAGCAGATTGAGCTAATGATACGAAGGAAGCAGTACTTGCGAAAGAACTACTAACTGCATTTAAAACATATGAAGCAGATTGAGCTAGTACTACATAGGAGGCAGTCGATGCATTTATTGCATTGGTTGCCCAAGATGAAGTTCCAAAAAGAGATCCGGTTATTGATCCAGAAACTCTTAAAGACCCGGTTAAATATAAATCGCTATCGTTTAATAAAGTAAAATTACCGCTACCGCTAAATACTCCTCCGTTGTTATACTGTAAAGAGTAAATTGGCCCGTTCGGGGTACCGCTGCCGCTAGTTGCTAGGACTGCATTAACTGTTACTACACCGGTACCTCCTGCAGGAGATAAGGTTACATTGGTGCCGGCAACTAGCTGTGTTACACCTCCGTTTAGAGCATAAGAAGCGGTGGTGGCGTAGGAAGCACTTAACGCGTAGGAAGCAGATACTGAGGATCCACCTGTTCCTAGTTCTATTATATTTTGAGTAGAACCACTAGCTTGTTTAATATAAGCTTTTCCATCATACGAGTTTATAGCAATATCACCCAGAGGGAGCTGGGTAGTACTGGGTATAGACCCTGATGATTGTATGATTCTAATTTGGGGCATTAATTCCTATAAGCTGTAAATACGTCTAATATCGGATCAACGACTTGATGTCTATGATTCTGTTTTAAATGTACAACTTTAACAGCAGGAACTTGTAATTCTAATTTCATAAAGAAATCAAAACCTGATTCTTTCTTATCTCTAAGGTCACACTGGGACATATCCCCGCAAAATACCATTTTAGAGTTAATCCCTAATCGTCCTATCATTAATTCAGTCTGTCTCATTGTGGCATTTTGGGCCTCATCAATTAAAACAAAGCAGTTAGTAAATGTATTACCTCTTAGGAATCCAAAGGGAGAAACCGTCACTAGACCTTCTTGGACTAGCTTATCTGTTTTCTCTTTTCCTACAAGTTCATACATTATATTATAAATAGGAGATGTAAGGTAGGATAGTTTTTCATCTACGTTACCCGGTAGATGTCCAATATCCTCTCCGGCAGTTACGTAAGGACGAGCGATGATAATTTTTTCAACGTCTTTATTAAATAACATATCCAATGCTGTCTGAACAGCAAGGAGTGTTTTTCCCGAACCGGCTTTTCCCTGAATGGCCGTAACGTCGTTTACTAAAATTTCTGCTTTTCCTCTTTTCTGTTCTTCGTTTAAAGTAATTCCGAATTTAATTGGAGTTTTAGGTCTTCTCTTCTCTTTAAAAACCTCTGCGGTGTGTGGATCGCTTGCCATAAAGTTATTTACTTATAAATAGAAAGTAAAAAAAAAGCCCGACTTCCGCCGGGCTCTTTATTAGATCAATCTAGAAGTTTAGATTACAAAGTGTTCAAGCCACTTACGTAGATCTTACCGTAGAATTCAGGACGAACCATCTTCTTAGCGTATCTAGTCAAAAGACCTTTTCTAGGTACGAAAGTATCAGGATCGTAAACCAAAGGAGTCATGATCAACGGAATGTAAGGAGCGAATACCGCACCAGTTTCCAAGAATTGGCTACCTTTGAAGCCCATCAAGATGGTGTTTTCCTTCATGTAAGGGTTCTTGTAAACAGTGTATCTGTTGTTGATTTGACCCATCTTCTGTACACCGAAAGCGTAAGAAGCTACAGTAACGTCACCGTTAGAAGTAGAAGCAAATCCAGGAATAGATTCCAAGATAGTAGCAACTGTAGGAGATACAACGCAGAAGTTAGCACCACCTCTCAAAGTTCTTTGGTGGATGATGTTAGACAATTTCTGCATCTTAGTTCCCAAAGTTTGGAACCATTGACCTTGAGTGTTGTAGTATCCACCGGCAGCAACTGACAAGCCAGTGAAGGCAGTGTTAGTAGAGTTGATGAATTCGTTAGAAACAGCAGACCAGTACTCAGTACCAGCAGCAGCAGCTTCGATCAACATATCCAAGATTTCAAGATCGATTTCCAAGCTGATGTACTCAGACATAACAGCAGTCAATTCAGCTTCAGCATCCAAAGAATGGTAAGCGTTCAAATCTTGAGCGAATTCAGGAGTCCATTGTGCTTTCAACTTCTTAGTCTTAGCAACGATGGCTTCAGATCTCATTTGTACGTTAATCTGAGGAATAACGATTTGAGAAGCAGACTCAGCGTTAGGAACAGCATAAGCAGCATCAGCTTCGAAGTCACCTCTTGCATTGTCTTTAGTCAACTTGTTGTATTCAACTACATAAGTTAAAGGAGCAGCCAAAGTAGACAAAGCCTTGTTTACGTAGAATACCAAGTACTGACCACCGGTAGAACCAGAGATGTAAGTGAATTCTTGCAAGTTGTCAGAAGCAGCAACTGTTGAACCAGAAGTCAACAAGAAACCTCTTACTGCTAAAGTATCGATATCAGCAGATACTGAAGAAGTAGGAACAGCAACACGAGTGATAGTCTTAGCAGCAGCAGAAGCTGAGTAATCACTGTTGAAATTCAATTCAGCCCAAGTAGCAGAAGCTGAAGTGAAACCAGCAACTGAAGATGAGAATGAAGAAGAGAATTGGTTAGTAGAGTAAGTGAATCTACCTGCACCGTATAAAGCACCAGTTGAGGTGTTACCGAAGTTAGCAGAAGTAGAACCATAAAGAGAATCACCAGAAGTGAAAGGGTTCTTAGTAGTACCGTATTGGAAATCCAAGAAGAATACTAGACCTGAAGGAAGGTTCATAGGCTGAACTGAAACGAATTCTTTAGCAGCGATCTGACCAAATACCTTTCTTACCAAAGGAAGAGCGATACCAGCCCACTGTTCACCAGTACCAGTTGTGAAGCTAGCACCAGTTCCAGTTTGAGATTGCTCAACAACCAATTGCTTGGCTTGGTTCTCAAGGATCATTGACATGTTGTTCTTTTCAGTTTCGCTTCCCATACCTTCTAAAAGGCCAGTAGCGCCCCATTTTTTTGCTAATCTAGCAGCGTCAGATTGCAAACTCTGCCAGGGGTTAGCAGATTCGAGTAGTTGTTGTACGTTAGACATTGTATTAATGTGTAGTGTTTTTTATTTTTTATAAGCCTGCAAGTTTTCTCATTCTTTCGAATATCGGATTTACTTCTACCACAGGCTGTTTTGGTGAAGATCCGATTGTTTTTGAAGCAAATCCTTTGCTTTCTCTTACCAACTCTTTCTTATCAGCTTTTTCCAAGCCTTCGTTTAGAGTTTCGAATACTAACTTAACTTCTTTTACTGATTCAGCTTTGTCGAAAGCAGTTAATACTTTAACTTTCTGAGCTTCAGTAAGGTTTTTAGCCTTGAAAATTTTGTTAGTGTAAAGAAGTTTAGAGTTCAATAAGTTAATCTCATTTAATTCTACCTTCAATGTGTTGATAGTTTCGATAGCTTCTGCTAGTTCTTCTTCCATAGCTCTCATTTTTTCAGTCTCTTCCTGCTCGTAGTCTTCGTCTACTTTCTCTTTCTTAATAGCTTGGGCAAGTTTTTTAGCAGCAGCTTTCTTTTCATCGTGACTAGCTTTAGCGAATCCTGCTCCGATAATGCCACCTAGTGTACCCATGGTTGCTAAAACAGCATCCATAATATCTACACTCATGTCAATTTCTTCGATAGATTCTAAACCTTCCATCATAGGTGTTTCTTCTTCTGCAGGAGCTTCTTCGGCACCCATTTCAGGTTCCATTTCCATTCCAGCTTCATCTTCCATACCTTCGTGTCCAGCTTCTAATTCACCAGCTTCGATCATTTCGTCTACCACTTCTTCAATGAACTTCTTTAAGTCCTCTTCAGTCATTTCTTCAAGGTCGATTTCAACTTCTTCCTCTTCCTCTTCTTCGCCTTCCTCTTCTTCCTCTTCCTCTTCTTCTTCTTCGGCTTCCATTACGGGCTCTTCAGTCTCGTCAAGCTCTCTTAAAAGCTCTTCTAATTCTGATTCTTCCATTTCGGTTTCTTCGGCTTCGGTTTTCATTTCTTTTTCGTCCTCGTCTTCCATTTCTGAAAGTTTCTTTTCGAACATCTCTTTAAGATGTGGGGTGAAAGCCTCTTCTAATGCAGCTTTTGCGTTAGTGATAGCGACTTCCTTTACAGCTTTTGCATCAGCAATAGCTTCTTTTAACAAGTCTCTGTTTGTCATTTTCCTAATAATAGTTTTTTTTGGGAAATACGCTTATTAATGAGAGCGTAATAATTGTTCTGTAGAGTTTTTTGGTACTACATTGATCGTAGTACATACAAATATAAATATATCTGTTTTTTGCAAAAAATAAGAAACCCTCCTTTTTTAAGGGAGGGTCGATCAAGGGATACTATCCCAAGAGGGGTTAAAATATTGGACAAGAGCCATGAGCACATAAGATCTCTCTTATGATTTCGTTAGCTTTATCGTATTTGTTTACTGTTCTGGTTAATCCTTCATGTAAAGGAGTCATCCATGAACCTGGATTTGATGGAGTAGATACGAAATCCCAGCATAGTAATTCGAAGTCATCTTGAACTTCTAATGTTTCTCCCATCTGTCTAACTGAACCCATTCCTCTGGATGATACACCAACGGTGATACCTGAGTTAATAAGGGCTTGTAAGATATTTCCTGAAGGAGTAGGTAGAATTTCAATCTTACCCATGATATGATCACCATCCCACCAAATATCTTTGATGTTATGACATACATTCTTTAAGTTAATAACTGTAGATTCAGGGTGATCTAACTCTCCGACTGCTCTATTTTCTTTAACGGAATCCATATACTTCTTGATTTCTCTATCCCAGATTTTTTTACTGTAGTATCTTCCGTTACCGTTTTTAACTTCGGCAGTAGCTAAAATACCTTCTACTAGAGGAAGACCAGAAACTCCCCTACCTTCTGAAAGCTTCAGAGGTCTGGGTTGAAAGGATATAGTCTCAATAAGTAAGTTCTTATCCATTACTTTACTTTTAAATTCTTTTTATTAATCAACTCTCTAACCATACCAGACCAAGATTCTTTCTTAGGACTAGCAACTTGTGCTTTCATCGACTTCATAAAATGAGGTTTTCTAGCATTCCATTCATCTTCTAGTTCTTGACTAGTAGGAACAGGTCTGTCAGAAAGTTTAATCTCAGGCTTTTCCTCTTCCATTACAGTAGCACCTTCACCGGCTGCTGACTGCATAGCTGCTTTGTCAGTTACTCTCTTGGCAGCTTTAGCTTTTTGCTTTTCGTATAAAGCTTTTTTCTTTTCTAGTAAAGCAATATCTTTTTTTAACTCCTTAACTGCTTTTTTATCTACCATATCCTTAACGTCGTCGCCTTCGGTTACGGTCATTTTATTAGTTAGTTCTTCAATCTTTTCTTGAATCATACCGATTCTATGATCCCAAGCAGCTACTTCACCCATCTTTTCGATTTCTTTGATGTGCTTTTCGATAGCTCTTTTCTTAGCTTCTGATAATGTTGATTCGTTTAATTTAACAGGTTCCATTCCAGATGATTTGTATTTACCTGTTACTTCTTTAGTTGGACCTAAGCCGGGATGCTCTTCAGTATACCCTAAGCCTTTAACACCAAACTGACCGTCTTTGACGTAATGTAAAGGATCTTTTTCAAGATTCTTAAAGACGATTGCTTTAATCTCACTTTCGGTCTTTTCAGCATTCTTAGGATCCTTCATTTCAGCATAATACCCAGTCAAAATCTCAGCTGTAGAAATGTTGTTGCTATTTTTTCTATCTTTATAGTCGTAGCCTTTAGTCTCCATTTCCTCAACTGTCTCATCAGTTTCTTTAAGTTCAGCTTTAACATTTTCATTGAAGATTGAAAACCAATCTGGGGTTTTAGGTTGAGCGATTCCACCGAATACTAAAGTTTCGTTAATAATACCC